TATCCTGATGCACACAAACAACTAAAACAAGGCGCCGACCTCATGGACTTTGAAAAATTGTACAGTGAACTATTTGACTATTTCAGTGCAACAGGTGAAATGCCATATGGCACACAAAAAGCCAGAGACGGTGATCCATATGTGTGGATAGCTAATGAACTAGATGACTTAGGTTTACTGGATGAATCTCATCATGCAGGACTGAGAGCATGGTTCGGCAAAGGCAAAAAAGGTGGCGCAGGCGGAGGTGGTTGGGATCGCTACAACACCAAAGGTGAAAGAATTGGCAAGGCAGCCATTGCGGCAGCTGTGAGAAGAAAACGCAGAAAAGATAAGAATCCTGAACGCAGAGGCAAAGCAATCAACGTCTCAAACAAACCAAGAAAAAAGAAAAAATGAGTGAGATAGTTTATAAAATTATCAAAGACATCCTTACTGATGATGTGGAAAAAATTAAGCCTGAAGCAAAATTAATTGATGATCTTGGAGCTGATAGTCTTACAGCAGTTGAGATTGTAATGGAGATTGAAAAGGAACTAGGCGTAGATATAGATGACAGTGAAGTCGAAAAAATAGTCACTGTACAAGATGTAATAAATATTGTTGAGAGTAAAAAATGAACTTTGACGAAGTAAAATATCAAATACAAAATCCAGTGGTAGGTGACATTTTGACATTCGAATTTGGTGATGCACTGGCAATTGATACTCCTATTATAGAAGTGCATGGTGATAACATCCTTGTGTACACAGACGAAATCGCAGGCAAACTTTTAAACACTTTAGAGGCTGAATATCAAGGCAGAAAAGTTAAGTTAAACAAGCCTATGCGAGGTGATGTTGCAAAATTTAAAGTTTATGTTAAAGACCCCAAAACAGGCAATATTAAAAAAGTTAATTTTGGCCATGGCGGAACCAGTGCTAAAAAACGCGGCGAAAAAACAATGAAAATAAGGAAATCCAATCCTGCAAGACGTAGATCATTTAGAGCCAGACACAACTGCGACAATCCAGGCCCAAAGACCAAAGCAAGATATTGGTCATGTAGGAACTGGTAATTGGCCTATCTAAATCATAATATCCCGCCGTTCAGTGCATACATTAGGGACGAATATCTTTACAACCATACTAAAGGACATGGTGACTTTACTTTTTGTGATGTACACACCACCAACTGTATGGAACGTAGAGCAATATTATTTGAATGTTTGTTACCCAATGGAGTAAACTGGACCAGACGCCCCATCAATTCGTTTGTGTGGAAAAAAGATGCTCCCAAACATCCATTGAATATACACATGTATTGGGACTGTTTTAGCTCCTATGTAAGTGTGCAAAGAAGAAACAGACTAGCAAACTGTCGTGCTGAACTTGTAGATTGGCATGGCACCAAGAGAAAAGGGACCTACATGTTTACCATTGATTTTGGATGGGAAGACAAAGCATCTATGCTGGACACAAACTTTTCTGAGGATCCAGAACACAAATGTGCTCATATGTTTAGAATGGATGAAGGAACGTTTTTTGCATATCCAAACAATAGAACAATTTGGTATGATGATGCTTTTATGGAAGAGAGACTTACCAAAAATCCAGGTTACTTAATAGATCAAAACTTTTACACAGTTGAAAACACAAGAGAAGACACTATTACAGATGATTCATATTTTACACAATGGGAGCAAGATAAACCAGAACAGTTCAATGTCGATGACTCGAATGGACATGAAATAGGCCCAGTGCATGTAAAAAGTCCATCTGTTGTATCCGAGGAGCAAAATGAAACTGATTGAACTTGGCATAGATTTTAGAAACCAACTCAAGGATCCACAATCACCTGGATCTAGAGGTATTGCATTGAATAAAAATAAACCACCAAAACGTTATTTCGACTACATCGTGCGATTCCCTAAACAAAACAATAGACAAAAATAATTTTTTATTTTATAATGTGTTAAGGAGATCCTTATGAAAACACTTAACACAGAAGAACAAGCAAAAGTTAAACACGTAATTGAAAGCGGAATCAAAGTTAAACAAGAAGTAAAAGATTTATCAGAAGGTTTGCGTGACACTGTAAAGGCAGTGGCAGAAGAACTAGAAATAAAACCAGCACTACTGACAAAAGCAATATCAGTTGCATTCAAAGAGTCATTAGATGCAGAAAAACAAGACATAGAAGAACTTGAAGAACTATTAGCGGTGGCAAAACAAATTTAATGAGTTACGTCGATGCACTATTCGATAGAGACACAGACAAGATATCTGTGGTTGAAAGAATAGAAGGCGAAAGACGTTATGTCGAATATCCAGCAAGATATGTGGCATATTATGATGATCCTAAAGGCAAATTCAAGTCAGTGCATGGAACTTCTGTATCAAGAATAGCAACGAAGTCTGGCAAAGAGTTCAAACGTGAACTACACATGCAGTCTGGAAAAAGGCTGTATGAATCAGACATCAATCCAATATTTAGATGCTTGGAGGAAAACTATCTCAACAAAGATGCTCCAGAACTACAAGTTGCATTTTTTGACATAGAAGTTGATTTTGATCCAGCAAAAGGCTATGCCAAACCAGCAGATGCATGGGCACCGATCATTTCAATAACAGTATATCTACAATGGTTAGATCAGTTGATATCATTGGCTATTCCTCCCAAGGATTTCCCTAATCCCGAAATAATCGAACAAAAATTTGAAAACACAATGTTGTGTGATTCTGAAGCAGACATGTTAGATAAATTTATTGCATTGATCGAAGATGCAGATGCAATCAGTGGCTGGAACTCCGAAGGCTTTGACATACCATACACAGTTAATAGAATATCCAAGGTGATGAGCAAAGATGACACAAGAAGATTATGTTTGTGGAACACACTGCCACGCAAAAGAACTTTCGAAAGATTTGGCAATGAAGAAGTTACTTATGATATAATTGGCAGAGTGCATTTAGATTACATGCAGTTGTACAGGAAATATACATATGAAGAACGACATTCATATGCTTTGGACTTTATTTCCAAGATGGAACTTGGTGAACAGAAAACACCATATGAAGGCACATTGGATCAATTATACAATCAAGACTTTGTAAAATTTATTGAATACAACAGACAAGACGTTGCACTGCTGGGAAGACTAGATGACAAACTAAAATTTATAGCACTATCTAATGAACTGGCACATCAAAACACAGTGTTAATACAAACAACAATGGGTGCTGTTGCTGTTACAGAACAAGGCATCATAAATGAAGCACACAGACGTGGCATGGTGGTGCCCGACAGAGTAAGACGTGAACCAGGCTCGGATCCGGCCGCAGGAGCATATGTGGCATATCCTAAAAAGGGACTACAGGATTGGATTGGGTCAATTGATATTAATTCACTGTATCCATCTGTGATTCGAGCATTGAACATGGCCCCTGAAACTATAGTTGGACAGTTGCGCCAAACACTTACTGAATCAACTATTGAAGAAAGAATGACTGTAGAAAAAAAGTCCTTTGCAGGAGCATGGGAGGGAGAATTTGGATCATTAGAATATCAAGCAGTGATGAGAAAAGACAGGGCACAAAGCATAACAATAGATTGGGAGACTGGTGAGTCAAGCATTCTAAGTGCGGCAGAAGTGTATGAACTTATTTTTAACAATGATCAACCTTGGATGCTTTCTGCAAATGGTACCATATTCACACATGAATTTGCTGGAGTGATACCCGGATTATTAGAACGTTGGTATTCTGAACGTAAAGAATTACAAGCCAAGAGGAAAAAAGCAATTGATGCCGGAAATGCAGTTGAAACAGCATTTTGGGACAAAAGACAACTTGTAAAAAAAATTAACTTGAATAGTTTATATGGTGCAATATTGAATCCAGGATGCAGATTCTTTGACACAAGAATTGGCCAATCAACCACACTTACAGGAAGATGCATTACAAAGCACATGGCTTCGAAAACAAATGAAATAATTTGTGGCGATTATGATTATCGTGGACAGTCAATAATCTATGGTGACACAGATTCTGTATATTTTAGTGCATACAAGCCTTTGAAAAATGAT